GGGTTTCTGTTAGAGGCTACGATAGTAGCCTCTATGTATTTTTTTACATTTGCTATAACGGAATACGATATTTTATAACAAACAAAATCAGAAAGTAACAGAATGTGGTAGTATGGAACAAAATGTGGTATAGAGGGAGCATATGGAGGAATTAAAAATATTACAGAAGACCTTCGATATGATGAAATATGCTTATCCGGCACTGGCTCAATATCCCAAAGGCGAGAAATTTGCTCTTGTTGTAGATATAAAGCGGTGCATGGATACAATGCTTGAAAGAATTATCGAGGCAAACAAGAAATACTATAAAAAGACCACTCTGCAGGAATTGGATGTAGAAGTGGAAAAGCTGAGAGCATATATCAGATTATCATACACATTGGGATTTTTGCCTCCGAAGAAATATGAAATATGGTCCGGTCTGGTGTCAGAGATTGGGAAAATGCTGGGAGGATGGATTAAGAGTGTTAATAAGTAGGGTACGGAATACTGCGTTTGCCGATTTGCGGGGGCAACTGGAACAATGGTGCCAATGCCGGCGCCTTCTATGTCAATCTGAACAATCCGCGCTCGAATTCGAACGGCAACATCGGCTTTCGCTCCGCTCTGCCCCAAAGTCAGATGCTGCATACCTACTGGGTATGTGGTCAGTACAGGGGTGTAAAGGATTCCGTCTCCGTTGCTCTTGCAAAAAAACACCTATGGAAAGCGGGTTATCTGTAATTCATAGGTATGTGGGCATGAATGCTGATAGTAATGCAGAGAACTTCGCACGAATTCCGCAATGCTCCGGAGGGAGATAATATGTCCATTAAAAATGTTTATTCTGAAATCATATCGTTTGATAACCTGCTCCAAGCCGAAAAGGATTCGAGAGCAGGGAAACGATACGAAACGGAACAGTTAGCCTTTTGGGGAAAACTTGAAGATAATTTGCACTCCTTGTCGCAAATGCTTGGTACCCATGATTACCCGCCAGACATATACCACCATTTTTATGTATATGAACCGAAACTCAGGAAGGTTATATTTTCTGATTACACAACGAAAGTGATACAGAGAGCTGCATACAATGTATTGAATCCGATTGTGTGTAGAGGTTTTATAAATGACACCTTTTCATGCATAGAGGGTAGGGGACAACTAAAAGCTATGCAGAGGTTAGCGAATTGGGTGGACTACACAGAGAAAAGTGGAGAATGTTGGTACTATTTGAAGATGGATGTGGAAAAGTTTTTCTACAGATTAGACCATGCGATACTAATGGGAATTATCCGTAAGAAGATTGGGGACAAAGACACTGTTAGATTTTTGGAGCATTATATATGTCACGCATCCAGAGCCTTTGGCTTGCCACTTGGAATAAAATCACCATTGGATATTGAAGATAAGGATATGCTGTGGGATGTTGGTATTGCTATCGGAGGCGGCCTGTCACACATGTATGGCAATATGTATCTTGATCCGATGGACCAGCTGGCAAAGCGTTCAGAAGGAATACATTATTACATACGGTACATGGATGATGTGATTATATTATCTACGGACAAAGACGAGCTGCACCGATACAAAAATCGGTTCTCGGAATTTCTCGAAGGAGAACTTCATTTGAGGCTGAATAGCAAGACAGCCATCCGTCCTGTTTCTCATGGTATAGAATTTGTTGGTTATAGAATACACCCATCAAATGTAAGGCTCAGGAAAAGCACAAGCCTGAGAATGAAAAGACATTTGAAAACAATACAGGAGCTGTACCGGGAATACAAAATAGACCTAAACAGAGCTCGTTCCACACTAATGAGCTATAAGGCATTGATGGAACATTGCGATTGCAAATCACTAGAACAGAAAATATTTGATGAATTTGTTCTTACTCATAATCCAAAGGAGGTAAAATCAGATAATGGATGAAGAAAGCACATTGGAATTGCTCGAAATCTATCAGGATATGGTTGAAAAACAGGATGAAATCATATATTGGCTTGGAAAGATTGTAGCCAGACAGGCTACCGACTTGCAGCTTCTGAAAAATGACAGAGAGTTTTCAGACGAAAAATTGTTGCAGGATATGGCAATAGCCGATGAAGTAATCGGGCAATACAATGATATGAAAAGCGAATTAGAGCCGTAAGGCTCTTTTTTTATGCCATTCGGAAGGAGGTGAAACAGCATGGAAGAACCAATCACAAGAGCAGAGTATGAGGAGTATCAGAAACGCATGGAGGATGAGGACCACAGACAGAACAGACGAATTGAGCAGCTTGAGGAAAACACTAAGCAGATAAATGCACTTACAGTATCTATTGAGAAACTGGCACAGAGTGTTGAAAGCATGGTGAAGGAACAGGAGGCACAAGGAAAGCGTTTGGTCTCACTGGAAAGCAGAGATGGAGCAATGTGGCGAAAAGTCGTAGGTTATGTAGTAACTGCGGTAATCGGAATTGTACTTGGGTTTGTGTTTACACAAATCGGAATGTAGGAGGCTTGCATGGTTAAAAAAAAGAAAGGTTTCCACCCTCTGAACAAACTGAAAGAAGTTGTTGGAAAAATAGGCACACTAAATCTGGTACTGATTTTAGTTGGTGCCTTTTTTGTTTGGTTCAACTGGCAGATGCTTGAAATCTTCCGGGAATATGCAAGTATTCCGGAGACATATGCCTGTGCGGTTATCACAGCCACAATAGGCGAGTGTGGAATCTGCGGATGGATTAGAACCAACAAAGACAGGAACAGGGAACATAAGTGGGAACAGGAAGAAAAGGATACTGAGAAATCAGAAAAACAAGATGAAAGCGAGGAATTAGGCAATGGATGAAATTATTTTCGAGATTATTAAGTTAATTGTAATGGTTGCAGCTCTTGCGGTTGCAAGATACCTGGTGCCATGGATTAAGGAAAAAATCGGTGCGGACAAGCTGGCACAGATTGAAAAGTGGACCAAGTATGCGGTGGAAATGGCACAGCAGGTCCACTGGACTGAAACCGGAGAGGATAAAAAGGCTATCGTAACAGAGTTTTTGAGAGAGATTCTTACTGCGAAGAATATTGCACTCTCCGATGAACAGTTGGATGTCTTGATTGAATCTGCAGTTAAGGAAATGAAGATTGCGGAAAATGCCGGCATTTCTATTGAAACAGTTGAGACTGGAATTGAGGTATCGGAATCTGGAAATTAAGGAGGAATCGGTATGGCTTTAACAGGTACAACAACAGAGGAAAAGATTTGGAATTACCTAAAAGGTAAGGGGTTAAATAGTTATGGAATTGCAGGACTGATGGGTAATCTCTATGCAGAATCAGGACTGGAACCTACAAATCTTCAGAATTCATTTGAAAAAAAGCTGTGTTTCACAGACGACACATACACAATAGCAGTGGATAATGGAGATTATACAGATTTTGTGAAGGATAGTGCCGGCTATGGATTGGCCCAGTGGACATACTGGAGCAGAAAACAGAACCTTTTGAATTTTGCCAGAGCAAAGGGCACATCAATCGGAAATTTGGAAATGCAGCTTGATTTTCTTTACAAAGAATTAAGTGATGGTTACAAAGTCGTACTGAGTATTTTGAAATCTGCAAAGAGCGTAAGAGAAGGATCGGATGCGGTGCTTCTCCAATTTGAGCGCCCTGCGGATCAGAGTACATCAGTACAGGTTAAAAGAGCTGACTATGGTCAGAAATATTACGAAAAATATGCAGGAGGTAAGAAGAATATGTCAAAGAAAGTATTTATTGGTGTAGGACATGGAGGCAGTGATCCAGGAGCGGTTAAGTACATCAAGGAGGCAGATGTCAACTTACAGATGGCCTTGGCTTGCAGAGATTATCTGAAAGCTAATGGGGTGGAAGTAAAAATGAGTAGAACAGTTGACGAGAATGATCCACTCACAGAGGAAATTAAGGAGTGCAATTCATTTAATCCTGATTTGGCTGTCGATATTCATAATAACGCAGGAGGCGGTGACGGATTTGAAGTTTATCATTATCATGGTGGCGGTGTTTCCAAGACACTTGCTGCAAATATCGAGGCCGAGGTTCTTAAAATCGGTCAGAATAGCCGCGGCTTGAAGACAAAATTAAATTCAGCAGGAACGGATTACTATGGTTTTATCCGTTGTATCAATGCACCTTCTGTAATTTGCGAAGGTGTTTTTGTGGATAATAAAGCAGATGCTTCACAGGCAGATGAATTATCAGAGCAGAAGTCGTTTGGTATTGCATACGCAAAAGGCATCTTAAAAACTCTTGGGGTTGCAGACAGCAAGCCAAGCACAACCACAACGAGTGCTCCTTCGGCATCGGCAGGCAGTGATTCTGTAAAGACTTTCCCGGCAGTTCCGTTCCAGGTGCAGGTAAAGGTAAGTGACCTTAACTATCGTTCTGAGCCGTCTATGGATGGGAAGGTAAAGGGCCAGACAGGAAAAGGCACTTTCACAATTACAGAGGTAAAAAACGGCTGGGGAAAATTAAAATCTGGAGCTGGTTGGATTTGGTTAGAAAATCCATCATATTGCACAGTCAAAGGAACTGTTGTGAGCTCGCAGGCAACACAGACAACTACAAAGAAGTCTGTCGAAGAAATTGCCAAGGAAGTTATCCAGGGGAAATGGGGCAACGGAGGTGACAGGAAGAAAAAATTAGAGGCTGCCGGCTATAATTACGCACAGGTACAGGCAGCTGTAAACAGACTTAGTTAATTCGTACCCTATGCGGCATATCCTAATCCGATAGGTTCTAACGGATACCCCTCTAAAAAAAAAAAGGATAGAGAAAACCCCACGAAGCGCCCTGCTTCGTGGGTTTTACTTTTCCACGAGATCCGATATTTTTATGCTCC